CAAGCAGGCGGCGTATGGCATCCTCAGCGCGTTTTTCGACGCCAAGCGCCGTTACCAGCGCAACCAGGGCAAGCTGCTGCTCGGCCAGATGCGGGTCTACTTCCCGCCCGACAAGCTGGTGCGGATTGTCGACCAGGGCGCCGCCCAGTACGTGCCGGTGGCGCTGTCGCTCGACGCCGAGCAGTACGATGTGGTGGTCGACGAGGCCCCGGCGACGCCGGATCAGAAGGCCCGCATCATCGCCGTGCTGATGCCGCTCTTGCCACAGCTCCTGCAGGCCGAGCTGATCGGGCCGGAAACCCTCGCCGACATCATCCCCTACCTGCCGATCCCCGCGGTGGTCGCCAACAAGCTGGCCAACGACATCCGCGCGAAAGCCGCGCAGCCGCCCGACCCGAACGCCGTCGCCGCGCAGGCCGCCGAGCTGGCCAACAAGCAGGCTGACACCGGCCAGAAGCAGGCCGACGCGCAATACAAAAAGGCCAAGGCGTTCAAGGACATCACCGACGCCCACGCGTCGCATGTCGGTTTGGGCGTCGACTTCCTGCACGCGACGCAGGAGGCCAACAATCCGAAGCCGCAGCTCAGCCGTCAGGTGCTGGCCGAGAAACCCATCGCTGGCTACACGCCGCCGCCGCAGGGCGCCGCCCCTGGACCCGGCCCGGCGCCGCTCGGCGCGCAACCCGGAGAAGGCGGATGATCACCGCAGGCGACCCTCGGCTGCAGCAGGCCCAGCAGCAGCACGCCGCTGCGATGCAGCGCGAGCCGCACCTCGCGAACGCCGCTGACGTTCAGGCGCAGAACCGGCTGAGCGACGTTGACCCCTACCTGATCGAACGGGCGGCTGAGCGGGCGGCGCAGCAGCGGGGCGCAGCGCTCGGTGGTGCGATCCAGCTCGCACAGCTCCATGACGCCAGCGGCGACCCGCCGACCACGGCCAGCGTGCTGGCCTCGGCGCGGGCCTTCCACGATTTCCTGAGAGGCGACCATGAGTGAAGCTCCCGACACCGCCGATCCCGGCGAAGGCGAACACGAAGAGGCCCCCGAAACCGAACGCGAAGGTGGCGGCGATGGCGATGAACAGGGTGCTGATGACGGTGAAGAGGACGGTGAGCGAAAGCCCGCCGCGAAGGCCGAGGACTGGGAAAAGCGCGCCCACAATCAGGCTGGCCGGGCGGCGCGCGAACGCTCGCGCCGGGTCGCGGCTGAGAAGCGCGCCGCCGATCTGGAAACCCGGCTAGAGCGTGTCGAGCGCTCGGCGGGCGGGCAGGACGCCGACGAGCTGTTGGAGCTGATCGCCGCCTTGCCCGACAGCGAAGACGATCCGGTCGGCGACATCGCCGCCGTCAAGCGCGCCCTGAAGATGTTCCGCGCCCGTCAGGTGGCCGAGGTCGAGCAGACCGGTCAGCAGCGCCAGATCGAGCGGCAGATCGACGCTCTGCGCGGCGCGATGAGCGACGCCGAGAACGATTTTTCGGGTGATCACCCGGATTACCACGACGCTGCCAGCTTCTATCGCCGCGCGCGCGTCGAAGAGCTGCAGGAGGCGGGCTACTCCGGCGCCTTCCTGCAGCGCAAGCTGGCCGACGACCTGTTCGGCGTGGTGCGGATGGCGATTGAGGCCAATCTGGACCCCGCCGAGCGGGTTTATTCGCTCGCCAAGCGCCGTGGCTTCAAGGCGGGCGGCAAGCTTGCCGATGCGAAACTTGAGGCGCTTCGCCGGGGGACGGAGAGCGGGGCTAGGCCCCAGTCGCGGGCGGTCGGCGGCGTGCTGAGCTGGGGGGATGTGGCGAAGCTCGACGGCGCCGCCCGCGACAAGGCGTGGGCCAAGCTCAGGGAGCGCGAGAAGGTTTCGAAATGACCGGCTGCGGGTTTGAAATCGCCCTGCGGTTCCCAGACCCGCTGGTGGTCGAGCATCATGTGCGCGTTTGTGAACCCCTGCCCGAGCCGACCGGGGCGGTGTGGGTGTCTGCGACCTTCGGCGGCGTCACCGTAACCGCGAAAGGGCCGAGCATGGCCTATACCCTTCCTGTCGGGCTGCAGGTGCAGCTCAAGGTCGAATTCCTCGACGCCGCAGGCAACCACGCCAAGGTCGACGGCGACCCGATGTGGTCTTCGTCCAACCCCGACATCTGTTCCGTCGCCGCCGAACCGGGGAACCCCTATCTGGCGCACCTGCTAGGCGTCGACATCGGCGCCGCGCAGGTGATCGTGGAGGCCGACGCCGATCTGGGCGATGGCGTGCGCGAAGTCGTCTGCACCCTGGATGTCAACATCGTCGCGGGCGAGGCGGTGATCGGGGTCATCACCCCGTCCGGCGAACCGGCCCCGCCGTCACCGGGTGGCCCTGGCTAGGAGGCTGCGCCATGACACTCTTGGTGTTCGCCCTGGTGGTGCTGATCGTCGCAGGCATCGTCTGCGCGATCATCTACCAAATCCCGTTCCCGCCGCCGATCCTATGGCTGCGCTGGGCGCTGCCCTGCGTGGTGCTGCTGATTGCCTTGATCCTGATCCTGCAGCGGATGGGTGCGGTCTAGGGGCAAGACGCCCGGCGCCAGCGTCGGGGGGGACTTCAGGGCGCCGGGCTTTGTCGGCGGGCGTCGGAGGCTGGACCGCGCAGGGACGCCTGCCGCTTGCCCGGTTTTTATGCGCTCAAGCCGGGGCGACTTGCAACAGGGGCGCGAGATCACCTATCTGTGTCCGGCGCGGCTCAACACGTCCGCGCTTCCATAGCTCAACTTCGCCCGCCCGCCCCGCGCGCCGCCCTAAGAGGGTGGTTCATCGCCAGGCGGGCGGTGCTTTTCAGTTCCCTTGACGCCTGACGCGCACGCTCGCACGCCCCGACCCTGCGCTACGGCGCTGACCGGCTGGCCCCCGTGATCGGGCCACAGCCGCTGGGGGCGTAAGCCCAGCCTCGGGAACCGCCACGTCAGGCGCGGTGAACAACCTTCACCCACGGCGAGGCCCCCCATGGCCACTACCCAGTACGGCGTGAACGCGCCCGAGGCCGTCAAACTGTGGCGGTCGCAACTGGCCCGCGAAGCTCTCAAGGCGACGTGGATACAGAAGTTCATCGGCGACAGCTCCGACAGCATCATTCAGGTGTTCGGCGAGACCGGCAAAGACAGTGGCGACCGCGTGACGGTCACCCTGCGGATGCAGCTCACCGGCGACGGTGTGTCCGGCGACGGCACCCTTGAGGGCAACGAAGAGCCGCTGACCACCTACACCGACAACCTGTTCATCGACCAACTGCGCCACGCAGTGCGCAGCGGCGGCAAGATGACCGAGCAGCGCATCCCCTGGTCGGTGCGCGAGGAAAGCATGCTTGGCCTCAAGGACTGGTGGGCCGGGCGCCTCGATACGGCATTCATGAACCAGCTCGCGGGCTACACGCCCGTGACCGACCCGAAGTTCACCGGCATGAACGCGGTGATCGGGGCTGACGCCAACCACATCACCCGCCCGAACGGCAAGGCCACCGACGAGCTGCTGATCGCGGGCGATGAAATGTCCCTGGCGCTGATCGACAAGCTGGTGGAGAGCGCCAAGCTCGGCTCGACCACCGGCGTTGGCCCGGCCATCCGCCCGATCAATGTCGACGGCGACGACCGCTACGTGGTGGTGATGCACACCAAGCAGGTGACGCAACTGCGCACCGCGGTGGGCGCCGGGTCCTGGCTCGACATCCAGAAGGCCGCGATGACCGGCGACGGGTCGAACAACAACCCGATCATGACCGGCGCGCTCGGCATGTATAACGGCGCCGTCCTGCACGAGAGCACCCGTATTCCGAACGGGGTCAACTCGACCACCGGCGTGCCCGTGGTCACCGCAAGACGCGCCCTGCTGCTGGGCGCGCAAGCTGGCGCTATTGGCTTCGGTCAAGGCCAGTCGTTCAAGAATTTCGACTGGAACGAAGAGCTGTTCGACTACGGCAACCAGCTCGGCGTTGAAGCCGGACTGATCCATGGCCTCAAAAAGCTGAGATTTAACGCCCAAGACTTCGGCGTGATCGTCGGCGCTACTTTCACGTCCTAGGAGGGTCCGATGGCTCAAGGTGGTCGGAAGACCCAACTTCAAGTCATCCACGAGATCAGCCAACAGTTCGGCTTCGGTCAGGTGGCGGGCGTGCTCGGCGTGATCCCGGCAGGCGCCCTGCTCGGGACCACCCACCTGAACGTGTCGCAGGCGTGGAACAGCACCACCAACACCATCGCCATCGGCACCACCCCTGGCGGTGCGCAAATCCTCGCCGCCACCGACTTGAAGACCCTGGCGCGCACCGACACGCCGGTTCCAGTCGCGGCGCAGGGGCCGTTCGCGGTCGACACCCCGATCTACGCGACCATCGCGGCGACCGGCGCGGCGGCGACCGCTGGCGTGGCGACGGTGTGGATCGACTATCTGGCCGCGCCGGGTTGATCGGAGGCGCTGTATGCCGATCCAAGGCCCGTATGCGCCGCGCCTGCCGATGCCCCAGACAGACCCGCTGGTCGCCGGTGGCGGTGACCAAGGCGGCGGCAGCGGCGGTCTGCTTGGCGGGCTGACCCCTGGTGGCCCGATGTCGGGGCTGGGGCTGGTCGGCGCGGCGCTAGGGGGTCAGGGCGGCGGTCAGGGCCTCAGCGGCGCGCTGTCAAGCGGGCTCGGCGGGATCGCCGGGATGGGGCTTGCGAACCTGTTTCGCAAGAAGTGAGCGCGCATGGCCACGCTCGGCGACCTGAAAGCCCGGATCATCAGCGAGACGCTGCGCGACGACTTGGCCGACGATCTGGCGGCGCAGCTCAGCAATACGATCAACAAGGCCATCGACACCTTCGCCAACGAGCCATTCTGGTTCAACGAAACGCGCGCCAACAGCACCATGGTGATCGGCGCGCAGATGCAGCCGATCCCGCTGGGCTGGCGCAAGATCGAAGACCTGTTCGCGGTGATCGGCGCCGTTCGCTACGGGATGCGGCTGCGCCAGCTCGGCGAGATTGAAAGCCTGTATTCCGTGCCGATGGTCGGCCAGCCGACCGACTACGCCGTGTTGGGCGAGAACGTCTACCTCTGGCCGACCCCGAACACCGCCTATCCGATGATCTGGAACCTGATCAGCGACGTGATCCCGCCGCTGGTTTTCGACACCGACGCGAACGCCTGGACAAACCAGGGCCAGGACCTGATCTGCGCCCAGTCGAAGCTGCGGCTCTATCGCGACTACCTGTCGGCGAACCTGCAGGACCCCCGCATCATCGCGGCCAAGAACCAGGTCGATGAGGCCTATGAGAACCTGCGCAGCGAAAGCACCCGCAAGGTGACCACGGGCCGGGTGATGGCAGGATGGTGAAGGTTGCCCACGCCTTTCCAGCGCCCCTGGTCGAACCTGCCGCGCCGCCGTGGGCGCAGCGGTTCGCTCTGCGGCTAGAGCAGCATTTCAAGCCGCTGTTCCCTGCCGAGCCGATCAACGTCTGGGCGGTCACGAAGGCCGAGCTGCCGCCGCCCGCCGATTGGCGCGGCTGCATGGTGATCGTCAGCGATCAGGCCTGCCTCGCCGTGTCGGACGGCGCGAGCTGGCAGAAAATCGCCTTTGGAGGACCTGTCTAAAATGCCGCTCAACAAATCCGGCTCCAAAGGGGCCTTCAAGTCGAACATCCGCACCGAAGTGAAGGCCGGAAAGCCGGTCAAGCAAGCCGTCGCCATCGCCTACGCCACCCAGCGGCGCGGCCAGGGCAAGGGAGGCCGCAAGCGCTAGCTCATGCCGTCGTCCTACACCCTCAGCCTGCGGCTGACCCTGCAGGCCACCGGTGAGAACAACAACACCTGGGGTGTGATCCTCAACCAGGGTGTGTTCGGGCTGGTGGATTACGCCATCGCCGGGCGCCTCGCGTTCGCGCTCAGCGGCTCGAAGACCCTGACCACG